AAAGTATATAAATCAACAAAAGTTAATTTAGATTTATCACATAGATGTCCTTTAGAGTGTTTACGTTGTCCTAGACAAACGTATGATTATAAAGGTAAAATTCAATATAGAGGTGAATTAAAAAAAGAAGGTCTAAAAAAGAAACCAGTACCAGGCAGAGATATAACAATGGAAGAATTTGATAAAATTACAGATTATTTTGCTACGATACAATTTTGTGGACAATATTCTGATCCTATACATCATCCACATTTTATTGATATGTTAAAAATGATAAAAAGAAAAGGTTTAATAAGTCAAGTACATTGTGCCTCTAATTATAAATCAGACGAATGGTTTAAAGAAGCATTTGAGGCCTGTCCTGAAGCACAATGGTGGTTTGGTATTGATGGACTACCTGAAGAAAGTCACAAGTATAGAAAAAACCAAGATGGTGAAATGCATTTTAAAAGATTAAAAATGGCAAGACAGATATTAACTAGAAAACCTATATGGCAATATATTGTTTTTAGTTACAATCAACATGATATAGAAAAGGCTATGAAAATGGCTGAAGATATAGATGTTATTTTTAGTGTCATAAACAGTGGTAGGTGGGACAACAAAGGTCCAGATAAACTAGCTCCTACAAACGGAAAAGGAATTAAAGCAAATGAATTTGAAAAATAAAATTAAATTTAATTTTCCACACGTAAGCGAATATGAAGAAAAAGGAAAAATAGGAACTAATCATACTAAACTATATGATGATGACGGTAATATAATATCAGATGAAGAAAATGGTATCAAAAGCAATGTTGGAATAAAACCTATGTGCATTAGAGGAAACATGAACTTGGCCGTAACTAATAGAGGTCAATTATTACCTTGTTGTAAATGTGATACTCATAGAATGATGAAAGATCCGGAGTTTAAAAAATTAGTGGATAATAGTTATCTTACAGATTATGATAGTGTAAATGACATATTGAATAATGATTATTACAAAGCCTTTCAAGAGTCATTAGAACGCAATAGAGGTCCTTTTGCTTGTTGGGATCTTTGTAGAACTAATAAAGAAAAAGGTAGACAAGAAATGACAGTAGCCGTAAAAGGTGAATTAAAAATATGGGAAAGAAAATAATATAAATAGTAGTATGAAAAATTTATTAAGATCAATACTAGGTATATTAGTAGTAATAGTATGTATTAAAGTGTTTGCTTTATTTGTATTCTTATGCTATATTGGATTTTTTGTACCCGAATCACCAAATCCTCTAGAAAGTATTGAAGATAAAATAGAACAGGTTGAAAAAAAAGAACGTGTTTTAACTGAAAACGAAAAAGAATTAGAGAAGAAATCTACAGAAAAAGACTGGAATGAAGTAGATAAGGAACGTAATAAATAGTATTATGACAATACTAAAAAACAGACAGCCTACAAAATTAGACTATGCAAGTCCAACGCAATTTAAATTTGGTATAACTAAACTACCAAAAGTAGAATATTTTTGTACAGCTGCAACAGTACCTGGAATATCATTAGCCAATACGCCAGCACAAGTAACACCACTTAAAGATATACCTTTACCTGGTGATAAGTTAGATTATGAAAAACTTGTTTGTACGTTTTTGGTAGATGAAAATTTAGAAAATTATCAAGAGATACACGGTTGGTTAAGAGGTTTAGGTTTTCCCGAAGATAACAAAGAACATCAAAATCTTTTAGTAAGTGGTAACGATAGATTTCCTGGTAGTACAAGCAGTGTATTAGGTGAAGCAGGCCGAACAAAATATGCACCACCAAAAACAGGTGGTCTTTTTTCAGATGCTACGTTAAACGTGTTATCAAATAAAAATAATTCCGTAATAGAAGTTAGATTTAGAGACGTATTTCCTATTTCTCTAACTGGCCTCTCTTACAACCAACAAGCAACAGATGTTGATTATCTTACGGCAACTGTTACATTTGATTATAAGATATACGATTTTGCTACTAAAGGTGCAAGTCGGACAACAGTTACAACATCTTAATAAATAAGACTAGTAACAAAATGAAAGAAAAGTGGAGATATAATGGACCTAGAACAGCTACAAAACGAAACAGATAAAGATTTAAATATTAACGATATAGAGTTAGATATTGAATCTTTAAAAACACCTCAATTACATAACAAGTATTTAAAATATTTAACAAAATTTAAATTACTATTAACACGTGCTGAAGATGAGTACAGAATTGTTAAAAGAGTAAAATGGGAATACTATACAGGCAAAGCCGATCAACAAGTATACGTAGATAGACCTTTTAATTTTAAACTATTAAAGGTAGATGTACCACAATATATTGATTCCGATCCCGAAGTACAAAAGTTAAATCAAAAAGTAAAATATTTAGAGACGGTTGTTGACTTTTTAGATAGAACTTTAAGACAAATAACTAATAGAACTTTTACTATTAAGAACGCAATAGACTGGAAAAGATTTACCAGTGGAGCTGTATAATGTATTTAACTAATAACAATTGTATTTCCGTATCAAAGTTTGAACCAGATTATTGTAACAAACTAATTGCATTGTGTGATACTTTAAAACTGGAAGAAGCAGCTATACAAGACGGCAATGGTAAAAATCGTAGTAGTAGTGTTGCGTGGGTTAAACAAAATGATGAGTTGTATCAATCTATAGAAGATGTAATTTTTAATCATAATGTAAAAGCAGAATGGAATTTTGATTTAAAAGAATTTGAACCTTTTCAGTATACAATATATGAAGAAGGAGACCACTATGATTGGCACATAGATTCACACACTAAGCCTTACCCTAATGGTTTTATTAGAAAGATAAGTTTTACTTTATGTTTAAATGAAGATTATGAAGGAGGAGAATTTGAAATTGCAAGTTTAAATCCTAAAGGAGTTAATCAAAATATAAAGTTTAAAGATAAATTTACGACAGGTACATTGATATCCTTTCCCTCATTTAGTTGGCATAAGGTACATCCGGTAACCAAAGGAACAAGAAAGGTTTTAGTAGGTTGGATTGTAGGTCCTCCTTTCGTGTAATGCCAGATATAAGATACATCATAGTTGACAAGATAAACGATGTCTATTTAAAAGTAGACGCTGACGCCTCTATACGTAGAGAGTTATCAGAGTATTTTTGTTTTGAGGTGCCAGGTTATAAGTTTGTTCCTGCATATAGAAACAGAGTATGGGACGGAAAAATAAGATTATTTTCTTATGCAACTGGTCAAATATATGCCGGTTTATATCCTTATATACTTAAATGGTGTGAAGATAATAAAATACAAGTAGTAGATGGTACTAAAACAGTTGATACTAAAGTTGATTTAAAATTAGTAGAGGCATTTACAAAAGCATTAAAGATACCTTTTGAAGTAAGAGATTATCAAAAAGAGGCATTTATTCATGCAACAACAAAGAGTAGATGTTTATTGTTATCTCCAACAGCCTCTGGTAAATCACTTATAGTATATCTATTAGTAAGATTTAATATGTTAAGACGAAAAGAAGAAAAGAAAAAGCTACTTATTATAGTACCAACAACATCATTAGTAGAACAACTATTCAAAGACTTCAAAGATTATGGTTGGAATCCAGACAAAAACGTACACAAAATATATCAAGGACATGATAAAGATACTAATAAAAATGTTATTATATCTACATGGCAATCAATATACAATCAACCAAAAGTATGGTTTAAACAGTTTGGTATGGTCATAGGTGACGAAGCACACTTATTTAAGGCAGTTTCACTCACAAAGATAATGACCAAACTAGAAAAATGTAAGTATAGAATAGGTCTTACAGGTACTTTAGATGGTACTAAAACACACAAGTTGGTGTTAGAAGGATTATTTGGTGTTGTTAATAAGGTTATATCTACAAGTGAATTGCAAGAGAACAAACAATTAGCCGAATTAAAAATTATATGTTTAGTATTACAACATGACAAAGAAGTAAGACATATGATGAAAGATAAGAACTACCAAGAGGAGATGGATTACTTGGTACGAAATGAAAAAAGAAACAAATACATTAGAAACTTGGCCTCTAGTTTACAAGGAAATACTTTATGTTTATTTCAGTATGTTGAAAAACACGGTGATGAACTTGTAAAAATGATAAAAGAAAAGGCAGAGGATAAAAATGTATTCTATGTACACGGAGGAGTAGAAACAGATGATAGAGAAAAGATTAGAGAAATTACGGAGAAAAGTGATAACGCCATTATTGTTGCTAGTTACGGCACTTTTTCAACCGGAATTAATATACGGAATTTGCATAACATTATTTTTGCTAGTCCTTCTAAATCTCGTATAAGAAATTTACAAAGTATTGGTAGAGGTTTAAGATTAAAGGACAATGATTCAGCTGCGACTTTATATGATATAGCAGACGATATAAGTTATAAAGACAAAGAAAATTACACGTTAGCACATTTTCGTGAACGGATAAATATTTACAATGGTGAAGATTTTAATTATGAGATACACAATATAGATTTGAAATGATATCAGATGAAGATTTTAGATTTTTGTTAGAAGAAAGTCGGTACGCCAAAAAGATATTAGAAATAGGTACTGGCACAGGTAAAAGTACAACTGCTTTAGTGGCAAACAGAGCAGAGGTATATACTATTGACAAAGACGATATATTTGAATATGTTGGTATTGAAGATAACATAAACAGATTTCATTGTACAAGTGTTGATTATTGGAAAGAGTATGGTCATTTTGATTTTGATTTTGTGTTTGTTGACGGATCAATCGGCGTTTATGATTGCGAAGAAATATTAAAAAGAACTAAGGATAATTTTAAAATTGTTTTCCATGATTATTTACCTAACGAAGAAAAATATCCTGGAAAAAATAAAGGTTGGTATAATATGAAAGTTTTTAAAGAAACTTCATTATTAACTTATGATATAATAACAAAAACTGGTGGTACTCATTGTGTATTAGCAGAGCTAAAAAAGGATAAATAATCATATGCACCAAAAGACAGAAAATAACATTAAAATTATTAAGTTGGTAAACGGAGACGATATCGTTTGCGTGGTTGACTTTACTAAAAGACAATTAGATCCTGCAAACAAAACAATCAATATAGAAAAGCCGTTACAAATAAAATACGTGCCACAAATAACAGTGCAAGGTTTCAAGGATTATATTGCATTGATTCGTTGGACGGCCTATACTAACGATGAACAAATTACTATACCAAAAGATAAGATAATGACAATTACAAGTGCTAATGATAGTATGAGTAAAAGTTATCTTGGTGTTGTTGATACATACGAAGATATTCCTCTGGCGGACAAAGATGTAAAAAAGTCGCAAGTTAAATTTACCACCACAGAGAATAAAGAAATTAATAGAATCTTTGATGATTCAATATATGATGACGATGATGAAGGAACTTTACATTAGAGGAGACCAGTACCTGGAGCTTCTCCCCAAACGGCTACACCGTTCATTATACATAAAATTATCAAAAAGTCAATGCTGATTTCGGCACAAACCGAAATTTTTTTAAGCGGGTGTAGCTCAGTGGTAGAGCGTCTCGTTGCCAACGAGAAGGCCGTCGGTCCGACCCCGATCACCCGCTCCAAAATGCTTAAAACATTGACATTTAAACTGAAAGATGTTATATTAAGAATATGAGTAAAACAAAAAAAGAACACTATGTTAATAACAAAGAGTTTTTAGAGGCAATGAATAAGTACAGAAAAGCTGTACGAAGAGCGGCCAGATTAAAACAAGATAAACCACTGGTAGGAAACTACCTTGGATCATGTTTTTTAAAGATTGCTAATCATTTGTCATACAGACCTAATTTTATAAATTATACTTTTAAAGATGACATGATATCAGATGGTATAGAAAACTGTCTACAATACCTTGACAATTTTGATGGTAAAAAATCAAATAATCCGTTTGCTTACTTCACTCAAATAATCTATTATGCATTTATACGTAGAATACAAAAAGAGAAAAAGCAAGTGACTATTAAACACAAATTAATCAGCAATTCTAATTTAGATGACTTTGCTTTGCAACCAGGTGATGATAGAGAGTTTAAGAATCAAATGACTGAATATCTACAGAAAAATTTACCAATGGACGCACAAGAAAAGATTGCTGAAGAAGTTAAAAATAGTAAAAAGAAACGTAAGAAAAGAACAAGTAAGAATAGTTTAGATTATTTTTTTGAAAATTATGAAGATAGCCCTACTAAATGATACACACTTTGGTTGCCGTAATGATTCTCCACATTTTATAAATTATCAGAATAAGTTTTATGAGGAACAGTTTTTTCCTTATCTTATTAAGAATAATATTAAATGTTTAATACATTTAGGTGACGTAGTTGATAGACGAAAATTTATTAATCATAATACAGCCCACAACTTTAAAAAAGTATTTTGGGATAGATTAAAAGAACTAGATATAGAAACTCACGTTATACTAGGTAATCACGATACATATTACAAGAATACAAATGAAGTTAATGCTTTGGAAAATCTTAATGTAGGTAACGAAGTTAAGATATACACTAAAGCCACCGAAATAACTTTAGATGGTTTAGATGTATTGTTAATACCATGGATATGTGAAGACAATATGGAAGATACTCTATATAAATTAGATAACTCTACATCACAAATTGCCTTTGGTCATTTAGAAGTAAAAGGTTTTGAAATGCATAAAGGAGTTATGAATGAACATGGTCTAGAGAAACAAAATTTTAGAAGATTTGAAAAAGTATTTTCTGGTCACTTTCATAAGAAATCAGATGACGGACATATCTTTTATCTAGGCACACAATATCAAATTATGTGGTCAGACTATAACTGTCCTAAAGGTTTTCATATATTTGATACAGATACTAGAGAACTAGAACGAATAGAGAACACTTTACCTATATTTAAAAAATTATCATATGACGATACTAAAGAAAATTATGACAATTTAGATTTATCTTCTTATGAAAATTGTTTTGTAAAACTGTTTGTTAATAGAAAAACTAATCCAGAAATGTATGGTAATCTAATAGAAAGGTTTTACAACAATACAAATATACATGAGTTAATTATAAATGAAGATACAAATGACATAACACAAACAGTTAGAGTTGATACTATAGATCAAGGAGAAGATACACTGACATTTTTAGGTAATTATATTGAACAGATAGATACTGATTTAGATAAACACAAACTAAAAGAATTTGCAAAAGAATTATATACGGAGGCCAGTGAGTAAATATAAAAATCCATTTGAAGGACCTTTTAAAGTAGTTAAAGGTAAAAAAATTAAAATTGTAAAAAGAAAAAGTGCCTACAGTTCAAAACCTTTACCTAACGATTTACTTAATGAGAAAAGAAAAAAGAAAATATACATACATGTGAATCAACATGTGATCAGAGCGAACAAGAAAAACAATGGCAACGATCCTGTGATAACAATCAAGCAAGGTAATAAGAACACCTACTGCCATGAAGTTGAGATCAAAGGACCAAGTCGTATGCGATACGGGGGCAACGACAAACCCATATTGAGCTGTGGTGCGAGAGTTGTGATAGAAACAGAATCAGAGATAGAGGTGATTAAATGATAGTATTTAAAAAGATAATGTATAAAAACTTCCTATCTACAGGTAATATACCTATAGAAGTTGAACTAGATAAATCACACACAACACTAATAGTAGGTCAAAACGGATCAGGTAAATCTACTTTACTTGACGCATTATGTTTTGTTTTATTTAACAAACCATTTAGAATTATAAAAAAAGATCAGATAGTAAACTCAATAAACAATGCTGAATGTATTGTAGAAATAGATTTTACTGTAGGTCAAAAACAATATAGAATTATACGTGGCATAAAACCTAATATATTTGAAATCTATTGTGACGGTATTCTTTTAAATCAAGACGCCAATAGTATAGACTATCAAAAATATCTAGAACAAAATATAATGAGACTTAATTACAGGTCTTTTTTACAAGTAGTGTTATTAGGTGCTTCATCATACGAACCATTTATGAAGATGAAACCTAGATACAGACGAGAAGTTGTGGAAGAGATATTAGACATTAGAGTATTCGGACTTATGGATTTAATATTAAGAAGTCAACAATCAGACTTGGCTAAAAAGGTTATAGAAATGAAACACCGTGCTGATTTAATACAAACCAAGTACGAAACAGAGTTAAATCACTTCAATGCTATCTCCGACCTTAATATGAACGACCTAGATGGTAAGAAACAGCTGGTTAACAAAAACAAAGAAGATAGTAAAGACTATATTAAAAAGATAGAAGAATTAAACGAACAAATAGGTTATAAGAAAAAAGACATAGAAAACAAAGACAAGGTACAAACAAAGGTAGGTCAACTATCTAAACTAGAAGCTAAAATAGAAACTAATCTATCTACCCACCAAAAGACATTAGAGTTTTTTGAGAATAATAATAACTGTCCTACGTGTACACAACCTATAGATCAAGAATTTAAAACAAAAAAAATAGAATCAACTAAACAAAAAGTAAAAACTTTATCAGATGGTATGAAAGAAATACTAAATGAGATAACTAATACAGAATTAAAACTATCAGAAATGAATAAAGTATCACAAAAGATACATGAACTAAATATTGATATATCCAAATTTGAAACTTCTTTAGATGAGATAAATAAGTTTAGCAATAGAATACATGAAGAAATAAGATTGTTAGAAAACAAACAAGTTGATGGTAAAGAGATTGAGTCACAACTAGAAGAACTTAATAAACAATTAGAAGAAACTAGAATTGAAAGAGATAGAATAGTTGAACAAAAAGATTACGTAGATATATTAAGAGAAATACTAAATGACAAAGGTGCCAAGGCACAGATTATACGTAAGTATGTTCCAATAATGAACAACTTAATTAATCAACATTTACAGGCCATGGATTTCTTTGTATCGTTTCATTTAGATGAGGAGTTTAATGAGACAGTAAAAAGTAGATTTAGAGATACTTTTAATTACAATAACTTTAGTGAGGGTGAAAAAATGAGAATAGACCTTGCATTGTTATTTACGTGGCGACATATCGCAAAAATGAAAAACAGCACAAATACCAATCTATTAATATTAGATGAGATATTTGATGGCAGTTTAGATGGCCAAGGTACAGATGATTTCTTTAAGATAATAACACAACTTACAAAAGAAAACATTTTTATCATATCACATAAAGGCGATATAATGTTTGATAAATTTACAAATATAATCAAGTATGAAAAGTACAAAAATTTCACTAGATTACAAGCAACATAAATAGGAGTATTATGGGAAGCACACAAAAAAATGTAATGAAGAAGCCAAAGGTGCAGATGAATAAACTTTCTGCTAATGCAAATAAACAGAGTCCTAAATCTTATACAAATAAGACTACAGAAAAAATAAATAAAGAATCAGAGACAGGTTTTCTTACGCCAAAAGATAACGTAGATGATGGTACTTTTAAACTAGTACCACCAAGAGACCCTAGAATACAATCAGCAATAGCACCTTTTTCAGATGACATGTTAGAAGAACATGGTATCAAAGATAGACAAGAACTAACAGATAGAATGTTTAAAACAATGTTAAAGTATGGTGGTATAGGTCTTACAGCAAATCAAGTAGGATTACCTTTTAACATGTTTGTTTTAGGTGCCCACGATCATATAGAAAAAGGTTTAAAAATGGCATGTTTTAATCCATTTATAGTTACTAAAAGTGAGGAAGAAGTAGTAATGAAAGAGGGTTGTTTAACCTTTCCTTTTGTATTCATATCAAAAACTAGACCTAGAAAAGTGGTAGTTAAGTATGAAGACGAGAACGGTGCCTTACAAGAAGGCCACCTTGATGGTGTTGTTAGTAGAGTATTCCAACATGAGTACGAACACACGTTAGGCAAGACTTTTATAGATGGTGTATCTAAAATGAAACTAGATATGGCATATAAAAAAGCAGGAAAACAAATGAAAGCCTATGAAAAACACAAGAAAGCCATGGAAAAAGTAGATAATAGAATGATTCCATAGTAGGCTTGACATTAAGGAAAGTTTATGATAGGATTACATTATGACAGCAGTACCAAAAGAAGACTTTGATATACACGCTAAGCAAGATTTAGAAGGCGTTGAGAAGAAGTGGCAACAGTTTCAAGACGAAAATGATATATCTAATTTAGAAGATATAGACGAGAGAGTACTTAAAGAAGCTATAGAAAAAGACCTTGGTTACGTGTCTAAAATGACAGTACAAGAGTATACACTATTTCAAAAGTGGCAAGAAGTACATAGAAAATATCCTACAACCGAATCAACTACACTGTATGGTACTGAAAAAATATTAACATCACCTGAACAAAGAACTCAAATAGATACAGTTAGAAACAATATCTGGATTCCCGAATCACCTGAAGATTATGATAAGTTAGAACCTGTATTAGAATTTACAGATGACAGTACAAAAAATTTCAAAGGTAAAGCAGTAAGAACTGCCAAACTATCAGAGAACTGGAATACATTAAGAACTTTCTTATCTACTATGAAAAACAATAGTAATATTGGTAGACAGTTATTCTTTAATGTAAATGACAATAGATCAGGTAAACATCTAGGTGTCATTTGTATATCTGGTGACTTTATGGATTTAACACCTAGAGACAGTGCTATTGGCTGGGATAGACAGAGTAAAACTTTTGGTGGTATGATTAATCATACAGCAATTGGTTCTTCTATTGTACCAACACAACCACTAGGTTATAGTTACACAGGTGGTAAACTATTAGCATATCTATGTTTATCAGATGACGTACAAAGAATATGGCAAGAAAAGTATGGTGACAAACTAGTTGGTGTTACCACAACATCTTTATATGGTAAAGCAAAAGCAAATACATTAAGTCAATATGATGGTTTAAAATACTGGAAACGTATGGGTTTTACTATGGGGTCAGTATCATATGAACCACAACCAGAAACTAAAAAACTAATTAAACAATGGTTAAAGAAAAATCATACTAGAAAATACTTTGAGTGGTATGAGGCAACAAGAGCCAACGGCCAACCATTAAAGAGAGATCATAAGAATAGATCATATATGTTTACCTATTCTAAAATGGGTATAGATAAAAAACTAATTAAAACAGATCACGCTAGAGGTATCTATTTTGCAAGATTATATGAAAACACTTATGAGTATTTAAGAGGCGAAGTAAAAGATGACGGTCTAATATCTAGATTTGATTCGTCTACTGAAGCATTAGTTAAAGTATGGAAAGATAAACATGCCTCTAAAAGAATTAAAAACTTACTAGCAACCGATAGATTCTCTAAAGAATCACACTTCTATGATGATTTAATATACCTTGATTGGGAACAGTGCAAGGAAAAGTACTTGAATCAGGTAGGGAGATAACGAATCTACCATGAAAAATATAATGTTCTGGTTGTGTTCTTTCAAAAAGTAAGTAAAATCAACGATATTTAATGGCTTGACTTTTCTGTATTTTCCATATAGGATAAGTGTATATGAAAAAAAATACCACTACAAATATTAGCCTTGACCAAAAAAGTCAACTAGCTAAACTTATCGCTACAGAAAATATAACTATTCAACATAACAATGTACGTACTGCTTCGTTTGATGTAAAAAACAGAGTACTTACATTACCAATATTCAAAACAAAATCGCCAGATGTTTATGACATGCTTATCGCCCACGAGTGTGCTCATGCTCTCTTTACTCCTTATAAGTCGTGGGCAAAAATTCAAGATGATGAGCTACGTGCTTATGTAAATGTTCTAGAAGATTGTAGAATAGATAAAAAAATACAAACACAATATCCTGGTGTAGTTAGAAACTACATTAATGGTTTTGATATTCTTAACAAAGCAAATTTCTTTGGTACTAAAGACAAAGATATTAATAAAGACTACATGTTAATTGATAAGATCAATATGTTTTATAAGTCTTCAAAAAGACTACCAATATTTTTCTCTACTATGGATAATATCTGGATTAATAAAGTTAATGCTTTAAAATCATTTAAAGATGTTGTTGAGTTAGCCAAGAAGATGTTAGATTGGCAGAAAAAAGAAACTAAAAAACAAGAAAAAGATAGTGAGTTTTCTGGTAGTGCTTTAGATAAACTTTATAAACAACCAGATGAACATCAAAAGCCTGAAAAATCAGATGAAGAAAAACAAAATGATCAAGAACAAGAGTCTGCTGAAAAGCAAGATGAAGAAGAAAAACAAGGTGACGTAGATAAGAGTGGTGACTCTCAAACTTCTACAACTCATGGTGAGGGTGCCGAGAATACAGACGGTACTGGTTTAGACTCTAGAAAATTTATTGCTATTACTGATAAGAAGTATCAAGAAAACACAGCAAATATTACAGAGACAAAATACGATTACAGTTATGTTACTTTACCAGATTCTAATCTAGAAAAAGTTGTTGTTAGAAATAAAACTTTCTTAAAAGAAATGAGAGATTATATCAAAACAGAAACTTACAGTTATTCTAGTACAATTCAATATCTAAACTGGTTAAGAAATGATTTTAAAAAGTATCAAAGTGATAACATGAAAACTGTTAACTATCTTGTTAAAGAGTTTGAAATGAAAAAATCTGCTACTGCTTATAAAAGAGCAAGTACTGATAAAACAGGTACTATTGATCCTCTTAAATTAAAAGATTATAGATTCAGTGATGATATATTCAAAAGATTAACTGTACTACCTACAGAAAAAAATCATGGTATGATGATGTTGTTAGATTGGTCTGGTAGTATGTGTGCTGATCTTAAAAAAACTATTGATCAATTAATTAATCTAGTAATGTTTTGTAGAAAAATTAATATACCTTTTAAAGTATATGCATTTACAACTGAATATTGCGATAAACAAGGCATGAACCATAGAGATACGGATCCAACAAAGTCTAGCTGGAAATACAAAGCAAATGATATGTATCTAGAAAATTATAATTTAATTGAAATGGCAGATCATACTCTTAAAAAGAAAGATTTAGAAGAGTCTCTTATGTATCTTTACAATATGGGTTTATGTTATGACAATCACACTAGAGCGTCATATTGGGATTCTAAACCACAATACGAGGGTAGTAGATTTCATATGCCTAGTCAATACAGTTTAGGTACTACTCCACTTAACGAAGCTTTAGTTAGTTGTTTAAAACTAGTACCTTTGTTTAAGAAAAAATACAATATTGAAAAGATGACTTTTATTACCTTAACAGACGGTGGTGCCAATTACAGTGGTGATAGTAAACTAGTTGATGTTGATGGTAAACTTACTAAAAAACACAAAGATGATTTGAGACAAGGTGGTTCTTATAATTCTAAAGACAAGTATATACCAGTTAGAACTGTTATTAAAGTTGGTAAAAAACAATATGTTAACGAAGATGGCAGATCACAATTAACTAATCAGTTGTTAGGTATGATTCAAAAAGAACATAACATTAAGACAATTGGTTTCTTTGTATTAAAACAAATTAAATATTGGACAATTGGTGACTATGTTAGACATTGTAAAACATATGAGCAAAGAGAAAAAGCTATGGCTGATATTAAGAAGAAATTTCTTAAAGAGAAGTGTGTCGTTGTAACTCATAAAGGTTACAATAGATATTTCTTACTTAATGGTAAGACTATGAAAGTTGAGAATACTGATCTTTCTACAATTAAAGATGACGCCAAACCAGGTCAGATTAAAAACGTATTTAGTAAAAGTATGAAAGGACGAATCACTTCTAGAACACTTTTAAACAAATTCATAGAGGAGGTTGCCTAGATGGTACTGGTATCAACAGTTATTTTAGGCTTGCTTTCTATGGTAAAACCTGATAGGATAAAGGATAAAAACAACGTAACAAAAAGGATAACACTATGTTAAACACTAAACAAACACAATTTGTTGAACATGCTTATGCTATGTTTAACAAAAAAGAATTAACTGTAGAGCAGTTAAAGAAAGCCAATGTAAAATTTGGTTGTAAGTATGCTCCACAATGGTTGATTAAAAATAAAGATTACAAGTTAGGTAAATCTTTGTTCAAATTACCTGTAGATGGTGAGGACGTTTCAGTACCCACAAAATCTGTAGTTAAAAGTAAAAAGACCACAGCAGTTGCTGAAGAAACTAAAAGTGAGGCTGCTTATATTGTTTCATCTTTAGTTGGCGATATTGTTCCTAAAAAGGATCCTATATTCGTTCCTTTTGGTAACTATACAGATATAAAATCTATCATAAAATCTGGTAGATTCTACCCTATATTCATAACTGGTTTATCTGGTAATGGTAAAACTATGGGTGTAATTCAATCTTGTGCTGAGGCCAAAAAAGAATTAATCAGAGTTAACGTAACAATTGAAACCGATGAGGACGATCTATTAGGTGGTTATAGACTTAAAGATGGCCAAACTGTTTGGCAAAACGGTCCTGTTATTGAGGCAATGGAAAGAGGCGCTCTTTTATTATTAGATGAAGTTGATTTAGCTTCTAATAAAATCATGTGTCTACAACCAATACTTGAAGGATCAGGTGTGTACGTTAAAAAGATAAACAAGTTTGTTAAACCTGCTCCAGGTTTCAACATCGTTGCTACTGCCAATACTAAAGGTCAAGGTAGTGAAGACGGTAAGTTTATCGGAACTAACATTCTTAACGAAGCTTTTCTTGAAAGATTTCCTGTTACATTAGAACAGAAATATCCAAGTACGGCTATTGAGAAAAAAATATTAACCAATACGTTAAAAGCGGCTGGTAAATCAGACAAAGGCTTCATTGAGAAGTTGACTACATGGGCTGATGTTATCAGAAAAACTTATTTTGACGGTGGTGTAGACGAGATTATCTCAACAAGAAGATTAGTCCACATAACACAAGCTTATGCTATATTTAATAATAAAGTTAAAGCTATTCAAATGTGTACTAATAGATTTGATGATGATACAAAAAATTCGTTTGTAGAGTTATATACTAAAGTCGATTCTGGTTCAAGTGTTGAAGACATTATGGAACAAAATAGACAACAGGATTTAGCTGCTCAATCGGATACTGACGAGGATAAAGATGAGTCGGAAGATTCTGACAATATCTAAATCGTTTAGTGTAATCCTTGTGGGTGGTGTAGTGGCCACCCACGTTATAAGGCAATCACTACAGAAAGGAATAGATGTCAGGAATTAAAATTGATGTTAGAAATGGAAATGTGGAACAAGCATTACGTGTATTAAAACGTAAGCACCTTAAAGATAATTTCCTTAAAACATATAAAGAAAAAATGTATTTTGAAAAGCCTTCAGAAAAAAAACGAAGGAAGAAAAAAGAAATGATTGCTAATAGCAGGAAAGCTAAAAAGTTACGTGAAAGAAATTTATAGATTTAACGCTACATTTGATATATATATTATGGTCAAGGCTGCTCGTAAGTCCTTTTGACAGCGTTAAAGGAAGCTTATAAGCTTCGGATATGGACTAACGTTTTTGGTGTTTTTATGGTCCTTAAATAAACGAAAACACCACTTATTGATATTCACTAGGGAACTGGTAGGGATCCTCAGCCTAGTGAATTTCTATAAGTACATACGTGCTTATATAATAGAAGTTGAACGATAGGTTGCATTTGGCTCCTGTTTTGGCTTCACTAAAAAAAAAGGAAAAATGTTAGAAATAAACAAACTAACCAGGACTCTTATTGTTTCTCCTGGTTCAAAACACATAGAAACAAAAATAATACCAACAAGTAAGATATATGTACCAAAGTCTGCTAAGGGTAAAACTCTTAACAGAGCTAGAAAAAAATATCTTAATCAAGACCACATTAACAAATTAGCAGTAGCTTTAAAGGAAATAGATTACTCTAAAAGACCACCGATTGTTACAAAAAAACATCAATGGGTTGAAGGAGTATTTTATGAATATGAACTTGTTGCTGGTGCTCATAGATTTTCAGCGTTTGAAAAAATGGGTATTAGTGAGTGGATATTTGACGTATACGAATTAGGAACACAAGGTGTTAAATCTGATTTGGCAATGTCAACTTTACAAATTAGAGAAAACGACCATCAACCTGAACTTGCAAGTACAGCTGATGACTTGACTAATATTATGTCATACCTAATTAGTAAAAATCTTATAGGCAATACAGAGCAATCTATATCTGATTATCTTGCAGAAAATACCTCAAACTTAAATGGTAACACTTTTAAAAAAGTGGTATTGGCAACTGTTAGAAAAAATGGTGCCTATCAAGATATAAGAACTTTTCCGTCTAGTGATATACCAACATTCATGGAAAAGAATATTAAACAAGGTGAAAAATACCCTTACGTTTGTGGTGGAAGTCACGATGTTAAAAGAGATAAATTTGGTTGGTCAGTTTTAGAAGGATACGAATATGAGTATTTGACCAATGCATTAAAAAGATTAGATGAAACTGATAAAGCTTCATACTTTATATTGCATACTAAAGCACCTACTGAAAAAAGAGGTCTTGATACAAGAAGAAAAGATATGAAAAAATCTTTTGAACAACTTGAAAGAGGTATAGAAAAGGCATACAAGTATAAAAAGAAACATGGTGAGTGGCCATGGAATATTGAAGCCTTTCTAGGACAAGATGTTAAAAACAAAGAAAGTAATTTCTTAACCACTATCTAAAATAATTTTTATAGGGGTTGTAATTTTAAAAACAATCCCTATATAAATAACTGTAGACGCCATAATGGGTCTACTTAAATTAACTTGCTTAACAAAGGAGATAATATGACTAATAAAGCAATTTCAATTTTCAATCAATTAAGACCACTATCAGTAGGATTTGATGATGTGTTTGACCATTTCCAAGGAATGTTTGATCACCAATATGATTCTATAAATACTCCAAACTATCCACCATATAATATCATTAAGACAGGTAAATATACCTATGATATTCAGGTTGCTCTTGCAGGCTATGGTAAGAAGGACGTAGATGTGTCTTTTGAAAATAACACCTTAACTATTAAATCTGTTAAAGACGAATCAGAAAAAGAGGTTGAGGAAAACGATGGTATACTACACAAAGGTATTGCCAAACGTATGTTTACTAAATCTTTTACTATTGCCGATGATGTAGAAATCAAAGGTGCTGAACTAAAAGATGGTCTTTTAAGTGTTTCTATGGAACGAATCATACCAGAGAACAAAAAGGCTAGAAAAATACAGATAAAATAAACTAAAAAAAAGTGGAAGGGAGCATTGACTTCCTTCCTCTTTTATTATATAATGAGAGTATATTATGAAAATACCAAATATAACATTTAAGACTAGAGTTGGTGACCTGACCGAATCAGGAGAATGTAACTTTGAAGAAGGCAAATGGGTTGATGTAACATCAGCTAATCTTTTTGACAATAAAAAAGTTGTTTTGTTTAGTTTACCAGGTGCTTTTACACCTACATGTACATCACAACAACTACCTGGTTTTGAATCAAGAGTAAAAGCTTTTAAGATTTCTCACAACATAGATGAAGTTTATTGTGTTTCAGTAAATGATTCGTTTGTGATGAATGCATGGGCTCAAGCAGCAAATATAAAAAACGTTAAGATGATACCAGATGGTAATGGTGAACTAACAAAAGCATTAGATATGTTAGTTACTAAAGAGGCTATTGGTTTTGGTTACCGTTCTTGGAGATATGCAGCTGTAATAAATGACGGTGAGATAGAGAAAATGTTTGTAGAACCTGGTAAAGAGATCAATGATCCTTCGGATCCATATGGTGTTTCTTCTCCAGAAAACGTTTTATCTTACTTACAAAGTGAAGAAATTAAGAGGTCAGTTTAAGGCTTGACTTTTTATTTGATCTGTAGTAGGATCAATAATGCGGATATAGTATAAAAGTATTATGAGAGATTTCCAATCTTTAGAACTTGGGGCAGTACCAAGTATCCGCTCCATTAAACAATGAAAAAAGGTGAATATATTATGAACTTGTCAACAGACACAATCGCAATGCTTAAAAACTTTTCTGACATCAATCAGAATATTTTAATTAAGCCAGGAAATAAAATACAAACTATTTCCAATATGAGAAATATTTTAGCAGAAGCTGAAATAAAAGAAAAATTTGATAGCGAATTTGCTATCTATGATCTACCACAATTTTTAAGATCACTAGACTTATTTAAAAGTCCTGAACTTAAATTTAATGGTGGTTCTAACATGACAATCAGTGAGGCTAAATCTAGTAAATCAGTTAAGTATTTCTTTTCTGATAAATCTACTGTATTTACACCTAACAAGATTAACATGCCAGATAATCATGTCACATTTACATTAAAGAATGATGACTTGGCAGAATTACACAAAGGTGTTACAACTTTAAATTTACCAGATGTATCTGTAATAGGTGATGGTAAAAACATTAAACTTGTTGCAACAGATAAAAAGAATAAATCTTCTAACGAAGTATCTACTGTAATTGGCGAATCAGATATTAAGTTTACTGCTTACTTTAAATCAGAAAACTTTAAAATGATACCAGATGATTACGATGTAGCAATCTCAAAAGCAAAAATATCTAGTTTCATTTCTAGAGGTAAGAACGTAAAATATTGGATCGCATTAGAACCTGACAGTGAGTTTTAGTAATGAAATTCACAAAAACAGAATGGCACCAAGTATCTTCTGAATTTAAATATGATGTTCCAGATGAATCTATTATAGAAACATTTGGCTCATTACAAAGATTTAAAGAAATCATATCACACCAAGACCAAGAATTTGGTTCTAAATTAGAAGCTCATGGTGAAGAACCAACAGCTGAGGAAAGTGATAAGTTTTGGGATTTTGTTTCCGAAAGTGATTATGACCGAGAAGATGATTGGTGGACTGATAGAAAAGGTGGCTATGATGTCACTTATCTATATGAAAAAGATGAAGTTAAATAATGAATAAAGTGAGGTTTATATTATGGCAGATTTCTTATGGGTGGAACAATACCGTCCAAAGACTATTGAAGATTGTATCTTACCAGAGGATACAAAGAAAACATTTTTAGAATTTTTAGATAAAAAAGAATTACCTAATATGTTATTAACTGGTACTGCTGGTACCGGTAAGACAACTGTAGCACGTGCATTGTGTGAGCAGTTAAACCTTGATTATATCATAATCAATGGCTCAGACGAGGGTCGTCAAATAGATACATTGAGGTATAAGATTAAAAACTTTGCAACAACTGTATCTTTCAATACAGAATCAAAACATAAAGTAGTCATAATTGACGAGGCAGATTATATGAACGCCGAGTCTGTACAGCCTGCTTTAAGAAACTTCATAGAAAGTTTTTATAACAACTGTAGATTCATATTTACTTGTAACTATAAGAACAAAATCATACCAGCTTTACATAGTCGTTGTACTGTTATTGACTTTAAGGTCACTAATGGTCAAGTTAAGAAGACAGCTATAGCATTTATGCAACGTATGGAGGGTATCTTAAAAGAACAAGAGATTGAGTATGATAAGAAGACATTGGCTCAGTTAATTGAGAAACATTATCCAGACTTTAGAAGAACTATAAACGAACTTCAAAGGTATTCTGTACGTGGTAAGATTGACAGTGGTATTCTATTCAATTTAAAAGAGACCGACTACAAAAATCTTATGCTTCATTTGAAGAAAAAAGAGTTTGATAGTATGAGAAAGTGGGTAATTCAACATTTAGATATGGACGCTACTGATTTATTCAGAGGTGTCTATGATATTTTATATGAAACCCTAGAACCTAAATCCGTACCACAAGCAATACTGATCATCGCCGGATATCAGTATAAGGCGGCTTTTGTAGCAGACCATGAGATCAATACAATAGCTTGTTTAACTGAAATCATGGCCAACTGTAAATTCAAATGATTGCTTGGTTATACGGTTTCTTTCAGTTAGACATGAAATCAGGAATATATTTCCTGACAGTAGGTAAAACGACAGATAAAAAAGAACGAGTAGATAATTATAAAACTACAAACGCCAATATTACTTTTGAATACTTAAAAGAAGTTAAACCTAACTTCTTAACTAAAGCTGAAGGCGAGCTTTTAGAACACTTAAAGAAATACTATAAATTGTGGAAGACCTCTACCGAACAGTTTGAGATAGGTACTACAATAGAAGATGTACAAAAAGCAGAGAAGATATTATTAGAAGTGATGGACAAGGTCAAAACTAAAAGTAATGATGTTAAAGATATCACGTATGAATATGGTACTATTGATGGTGTGAAAGATATCAGAGATTTGAGAAAACCTTGTACTTTTATTCCAGGAGAAGTGGCTATGGTAGTCACTAGAGCTGGTGTCTATGCTAGAGGTAAAAAATATACTACAGAACGCTCAAGAACTTATTTAACTAAATACCAGAAAAAAGGCAGACGCCTTATAGAATTAAAGCAAGAACAGCGAGTACCGATTAGCAACTATGCTTGGGATATAATACAAGTTGTGAAAGCAAACGAAAGAGAAAAACAAAAACAACAAGAAGAATTTGAGAAGAAATATGGCAAAAAGAACGCTGTTTAGAGTGTGTTTAGTAAAATTGAGAATGCTTTGGGCTGACATAAGAGGTCATCATGGAAAAGTTTGGGATTATGAACCAAGCCAGTACTACATGGGCATGAACAAAGGAAAAAGAGACCACGAAAAACGACACAGAATTAAATGAAAGGAACCGCCCTTTTAGCTCAGCTGGTAGAGCAACTGATTTGTAATCAGTAGGTCGTCTGTTCGACTCGGACAAAGGGCACCAGAATTATTATGTACGAATTGAAAGATTATTTAAAAGCTATTAACGAAACAAAAGTCAACCTTTTGGACACCACGGATATCGCCTGGTCTAAAAAGTACCCTCCATATATCATTAATAAGTGTTTATCTATGTTTTGGGACACACTTCCACATGCCAATGAAATGAATGGTTATCACTTCTTGGACAAAGATATACAGTTTACTTTTTTACTAAATAGTATCAGACCAAAGAAACGTTTTGGAGGTAAATGGCTTAAGCAAACAAAACTAAATGACTTGGAATATGTTAAAGAGTATTATGGCTATAGTAATGAAAAAGCAAAACAGGCCCTAACCATACTCACAAAAGAACAAATTAATAAGATTAAAGAAGCCACATATAAAGGCGGGAGAACTAGATGAATGAAGAAGTAAAGTGGTCACAGGATAGCATGTTAGAAGTAACTCTAACCCAACCAGATGATTTTTTAAAAGTCAGAGAAACACTTACTAGAATAGGTGTCGCAAGTAGAAAAGATAAAACACTATTTCAATCTTGTCATATTCTACATAAACAAGGGAAATATTACATAGTACATTTTAAAGAGTTATTTGCTTTAGACGGCAAGAAAGCAACTCTAATTAACAACGATATTCAACGTAGAAATACTATTGCTATATTGTTACAAGACTGGAATTTAATAGATATTATTGAAAAAGAAACAGCAATATCAAATAAGGCACCATTATCACAAATTAAAGTATTACCATTTAAAGAGAAAAAAGAGTGGATATTATCTGCTAAATATAATATAGGTAAGAAAATAGTTAAGGAAGATAATGCAGATACCAAAGTTTAGAGACTATATAACAGAGAATACACAGACACGTAAGGGTAAAGCAATGACAGTTGCTATCCTAACTATAAACGATTCAAATAAACCTAACAAGGATTCAACTGTTGAACTTATAGAAAAAGCTTGTATCAAAAAAAAGATCAAGTGTATTATAGTCAATACAAAAACAACCATTATTACAGGTAAAGATGAAGATAAGAACACCCTAACAGTGTTTAACTACGATGGTAAGAATGGTGAACATACTTTCGTAGGTAAAGATACTGCCTGTATAACAAGAGGTGGTGCAGTGGAAGACGAAGCTGGACTGTCTTTAATATCTGCCTTTCAAAATTCACAATCTTTTATGATGAATACAAGAGCTTCTATGCTTACTTGTGATAATAAATTAACATCAGCTTTACTATTTGAAAAAAATGGTATACCTACACCAAGAACTGCTTTTATATCTAACGAAAAAAATATAAAAACAGGTTTAGATTTAATTGGTGGTAAATTTCCTGTCATATTAAAAACATTAACAGGTACACAAGGTGTCGGTGTAGTTAAAATAGAAAGTTATGAAGGCCTGGTTGCTACTGTACAAGCCATGTGGAAATTAGGTGCTGAACTTTTAATACAAGAATTTATGGAAACAAAGTTTGATGTAAGAACTTTTGTAGTAGATAATAAAATTATTGCAAGTACAAAAAGAGTACATAGCTCATATGACTTTAGGTCAAATACACATAGAGGTGCCGAGGCAATGCCTTATATTTTAAGTGATGAAGAATACGAACTAGTTTTAAAAGCTTCAAGAGCTTCAAAAGCATATATGGTAGGAGTTGATCATATAGTAAACAATAAAAAACCATACATTTTAGAAATCAATGGTAGTCCAGGATCAGGTGCTGATTATCAAGGTTACCAATATAAAGATTATTATTCTGATCCAGAACCATCTGGTAGAATAGACGGTGAAAAAATGATGGAATATCTAGTAGATTATATATCAGATAGAACTAATTGGGACAGACAATCTTTAGTAGAGAGTGGTTGGTTAGAAACGGTAGAACTAGAAGATGGTTTAAAAGTCAGAGCAAAATTTGATACAGGTAACGGTGCTAAAGCATGTGCTTTACACGCCGATGATATTTTAAGTAAAGACAAAATTGTTAAATGGACATATGATGGTAAAACTTATAGTAAACCAAGACATGGTATAAGTAAAGTATTCAGAGCAAATGCTGAAGGAGAAGAACCATCAGAAACAAGACCAACAATTCTTATGGATATTACATTTAATGGTTTTACATATAAAGATGTAGAAGTAGGTTTAGATAATAGACCAAGAGCACATTCCGATTTGTTGGTGAATCGTGAGATAATGAGACAAATGAACATTAGTGTCAACCCTAATAGAACGTTTGTATTAAGTAAAAGACTAAAGCCGGTTGACAAAGACTACGATAAAGATGAAGAATAACGCTTGCCTTTTGATAGGCAATCATATATAATTAACAACATAGGAGATATTATGGAAGAAGTGAAAATATTAAGACTATCTACAGGTGAAGATGTAATTGCCAAGGTAGGAGAAAACGATCAAGGCATAAGTTTAAAAAATCCATTCGTGATTATACCTCAACAAAGAGGACCAGGACAACCAATACAATTAATGATGTCACTGTACAATGCCTTTGGTAAAAAAGATACGGTAACTGTTAGTAAAGACAAAGTTGTTTTTATGACAGAACCAAAAGATGAGATAAGATCATCTTACGAGCAAAACACAAGTTCAATCATAACAAAAAACAGTAAACTTATAACAGAAGCAACGTGATAACGGTAAATTTTATTAGGACAAATAATGAAAAAGTCCAAGTAAAAGTGCCACCAGGTTTCACTGTTATGGAGGCAGCCAAAGAGGCTGATCTAGAGGAGATTCCTGCTAGTTGTGGTGGTTGTTGTGCTTGTGGTACTTGTCACGTATATGTAAACAATGCCTGGATTGCCAAATTAGGTGAAATAGATTATAATAGTACTGAACAATCAATATTAGAATATGAAAAATCTTATAAGAAAGGCATAAGCAGATTAAGTTGTCAACTATCATTAACAGAGGAACTTGACGGCATAACTTTACATTTACTTGATGATGAACTTTTATAAATCAGTTATAGAACATAAAGGTAAACTTCTTGTTAGAGGTATACACGATGGCAAAGACTATAAAGAAAAGATAGATTTTGGTCCTACTCTATATTCTTTAACACAAAAAGATAGTAAGTTTAAAACATTAGATAATAGAAATCTAAATCCTATAAAATTTAAAAACATCAATGACGCTAGAAGATTTAGACGTGATGTTGCAACTCAAAACTCTCCGATATATGGTCTAGAAAGATTTCATTATCAATATATCAATGAACAATTTCCAGAAAACATCAAGTGGGATAAAAAGTATATTAAAATATTTACAATAGATATTGAAACTACAGTAACAGATGGTTTTCCAGATGTAGAAAACCCTACCGAAGAAATAATTTGTATCACTGTTAAGAATCAAACTAACAAACAAATTCTAACGTGGGCTGCTGGAGATTTCAAAACAGATAGAACTGATATTACTTTTATTAAATGTAAAAACGAAAACGTTTTACTTATGGAGTTTATGAAGTTTTGGCTTAAGAATTATCCAGATGTTGTTACTGGTTGGAATACTAAATTCTTTGATTTACCTTACTTGATGAATAGAATTAAACTAGTTGCAGGTGAAAAGGTTGCAAATAAAATGTCGCCGTGGGGTATGATTGAAAAGATTGAAGTCATGGTAAGAGGTAGACCACAAACATCATATATTTTAAAAGGTACAGTGATGTTAGATTATCTTGATCTGTACAGATGGTTTATACCTACTAGACAAGAGAGTTATAAACTAGATTATATTGGTGAAGTAGAACTTGGTCAAAACAAAAACGTAAACCCTTATTCTACTTTCAGAGAATTTTATGAGAAAGACTTTCAAAAATTTATTGATTATAACATACAAGACGTTGAGATTGTTGACGCATTAGAAGATAAACTTGGTTTAATTGAGTTAGCATTAACTGTTGCTTATGAATCTAAAGTAAACTATGATGATATATTTTCACAAGTAAGAGTGTGGGATACTTTGATTGCTAATCATCTATTGTCAAAAAACATATGTATACCACCAAGAGAAGAACATAGTAAAGATACAAAATATGAAGGCGCTTATGTAAAAGACCCTATAGTTGGCCAGCACAAGTGGGTATGTTCTTTTGATATTAACTCACTATATCCACATATCATTATACAATATAATATTTCTCCTGAAAAGATAATAGGTCAGGATAATTCTGGTATTTCTGTAAACAAAATGTTAAAACGTAATTTAGATTTATCTCATTTAAAAAATGAAAATGCCTGTGTTACACCTAACGGTGCAAAGTTTAAAAATGATAGTCAAGGTTTCCTACCTGAAATGATGGAAACAATGTATAATGAACGTGTGATCTATAAGAAAAGAATGATCAAGGCTAAAAAAGAATACGAGAAAACAAAAGAACCACATTTACTAAAAGAAATTGCAAGATGTCATAACATTCAATGGGCAAGAAAGATTGCTTTGAACTCAGCCTATGGTGCAGTTGGTAATCAATACTTTAGATTTTATGATGTAAGACAAGCAAGTGCTATTACAACAGCAGGTCAATTCATTATCAGATTCATTGAAGAAAAGGTCAATGGTTATATGAATAAGATATTAAAACAAGATGAAGACTTTGATTATATTGTTGCCTCTGATACAGATTCAATCTATGTAACATTAGATAAACTAGTTGAGAAGACTTGTAAAGGTAAAGACAATGAACAAATATGTAACTTTATTGATAAGGTCGTTAACAGTAGACTAGAGCCGTATATTGAAAAATGTTTTGATGAATTATCCGAATATACAAATGCATTTAAGAACTGTATGGTAATGAAACGTGAAGTAATTGCCAACAAAGGTATATGGGTTGCAAAGAAAAGATATATGTTAAACGTATTAGACGATGAGGGTGTAAGACTTTCTGACCCTAAACTAAAGATCATGGGTATTGAGGCAGTTAAATCATCTACACCACAAGTTTGCAGAGGTAAAATTAAAGAAGCAATCAAAATTATTATGAATAAAGATGAAGATACTTTACAAAAATTTATTGCTGATTTTAAAACAGAGTTTAATACTCTATCTGCTGAAGCTATATCTTTTCCTAGATCATGTAATAATATTAAAAAGTATAAAAACCCAGCAACTATATTCAGTAAAGGTACACCGATACATGTAAAAGGTTCTTTGATATATAATCACAAACTAAAAGAACTTAAATTACATAAACAATATCCTTATATACGAGAGGGTGATAAGATTAAATTTTTAAAACTAATAGAAGCAAACCCATTTAGATTTGATGTGATTAGTTATATTACAACATTACCTAAAGAGTTTGAATTAGACAAATATATAGATCGTGAAACACAATTTGAAAAAACATTCCTTGACCCTATGCGATTTATATTACAAGCAATAGGTTGGTCACAGGAAAAGAAAGCAAGTTTGGAGGCATTTTTCGGATGAAAAAATTTAAAGATAATATAAACGACTTTTTTAAATGGGTTAAAGGTACAGAATTAGTTGAACTAGATGATATTGATGTATCAGAGGATCCTGTAAGACCTGAACTAACGTTAGGTTTTAGAATTACACAAGGTAGAAAAATATTTGGTTTAGAATATGATAATGAAATAGAAGCAATAGTTTGTATTGCACAATGTCCTGAAGTACCATATACTATAAGAGAAATGGATTACATGTCACAAGCTGCCAATCAAGACGGCCAAAGAGGTGAAATAATTGTAGCATATACTGTATGGTCTCGTAAAAGAGGTGCAGGTAAAGAGATAATTAATAAGTTAGCTGAGTATGCAAAACAAAATTATTTTAAAAGATTGGTAACCTTATCGCCATTAACACCAATGGCTACAAGTTTTCATATAAAAAATGGTGCAAAACAAATTAAAGTAAGTGAAGATACTCAAAATTTTGAATATGATCTCAACAAAAAAATATAATATAATCTACGCTGATCCTCCATGGCATTTTCAAAACTATAATAATGATAAGGCACAAACTAATCCTGCCAATCATTATCCTACTATGACAATGAAAGATATAGAAAATTTACCGATAGGTGACCTAGCAGACAAAGATTGTGTATTGTTTATGTGGTGTACCGATCCTTTACTACACAAACAAATACCATTGGTAGAGAAGTGGGGCTTTGAATATAAGACAGTAGGTTTCACGTGGGCGAAGACGAATAAGAATAGAATAAACAATTACTTTTTCAAAGGTCCAGGATACTGGACTAGGGCCAACACCGAGACATGTATACTTGCAACAAAAGGTAAACCAAAAAGAGTTGATGGTAATGTAGATAGATTAGTTGTGAGTGAACGTAGAGAACATAGCAGAAAACCAGATAGAATCAGAGACGATATAGTAAAATTATGTGGTGATTTGCCACGTATAGAACTATTTGCTAGAACTTCTATGCCTGGTTGGGATGTATGGGGAAACCAGGTTGACAAATTTAGTTGAACGTGATATAATATGAAGATGAAAACATTAACAAATGATCAGGCCTTACACTGTGCCAATATATTCAATGACTATTTTGAAAAGTTTAGTCGTATAGATGAATATATGAGAGATCAAAAGTTATCTCAAATAATAGATGTACCATCTGCTTTGCCTGGTATGGGTCTAGAGGGTAGTATATTTTCTAATTTTGATATGTCGCCTAAAGATATGGACTTTGAAATACTAGAGCCAGATAATGAAACATATGATACATTATTAAACATGACTTCTTCTCATACTAATATGTCAAGTGTACCTGGTAAAAATTTAAAGATTGCAGTAAGAGAAAAAAATAGTGGTCAATGGGTAGGTTTTATAAGATGTGGTTCTCCTGTTATAAACATGAAACCAAGAAACGATTTGTTAACTCATGTACCAGAATTAGTAAGTTTTAATAAGACTTCTATCATGGGATTTGTAATAGTACCAACTCAACCTTTCGGTTATAATTATCTAGGTGGTAAACTATTGGCTGCCATATGTTGTAGTCATACAATAAGAGAAAAACTAAATGTAAAATATGGTATGAATTTAGCATTGTTTGAGACTACAAGTTTATATGGTAATAGTAAATCATCTAGTCAATACGATGGTATGAAACCATATTTAAGATATAAAGGTTTAACTGATAGTGATTTTATACCTTTGATACATGGTAAACCTTTTCACGACCTTGCAACATTTGTTGAAAACAATGTAGGTAAACTTATTAAAGATGACGCCTCTAGTAGAAAGTTAAAACTAACTACAGCCATTATTGGTTTAGTAAAAAGAAGTTTAGACAAAAGTAATTTAGAAAGATTTAATACAACTATAAGTAATGCTAAGAAATTAACTGAAAGAAAAAGATATTATGTTAGTGACTATGGTATTAAGAACTATCTAGATGTAGTAAAAGATAACAAGACAAAAATTATTAAAGGTGAGAATTGGGATAAATTTAACCTAAATAATATAATAGAATGGTGGAAGAAAAAGGCTGAGTCTCGTTATAATAAACTGAAACAAGAAAATAGATTAAGAAGTGAGTTAGAGGTATGGACACCAAACGCAAAAATAGATATAATAAGATAATGGCTATTACAGAGGAATCATACAAAGACTTAAAAGAATATTGGGACTTTCAACGTATAAGAGAGTACAATTGGGAGAAACTATGTGAGGTTTGTGCTAACGTAGAATCAAACTTTGCATTTACAAATGGTAAATCTGGTGACGAGTTAAGAGATACATTATGGAATAAGATTGACCAATCTGAATTTGAAAAACCACCTAAAGGTTGGGTACCACAAGACGAAAAATATAGGTTATGGAACGAGGGTGAGCCTAAACCTATAAAGATTAAATTTAAAGCAGTAAAAACAATACAAGCTTGACAAGATTGAACGGATATGTTATAGTAAGTGATAATTAAGGAGACAATATGAATGATTTTTTAAAAGATATAATTAAAGAAAGTGGTAATGAGTATGCAGGCTTAGTAAGCGATGGTATGGATAGTGATGTTACAAGTTTTGTAGACACAGGTTCGTATTCATTTAACGCCCTATTATCAGGATCAATATACGGTGGTATGCCAGCAAATAAGATTACTGCTATTGCAGGTGAGGCTGCTACAGGTAAAACTTTCTTTGCATTAGGTATCGTAAAAGCATTTTTAGATAAAGACAAAGACGCAGGTGTTATCTATTTTGAATCAGAAAGTGCCGTATCAAAAGACATGATTGAAAGTCGTGGTGTTGATGGTAAAAGAATGGTTGTAGTACCAGTTGCTACAGTACAAGAATTTAGAAATCAATCAATAAAAATTATAGACAAATATTTAGAACAACCAGAGGCGAAAAGAAAACCTATGATGTTTGTATTAGATAGTTTAGGTATGTTATCTACTACAAAAGAAATGGAAGACACGGCTGCTGGTAAAGAAACAAGAGATATGACTAGATCACAAATAGTCAAATCTACATTTAGAGTTTTAACATTGAAACTAGGTAAAGCAAATATACCTATGATTATGACCAATCATACGTATGATGTTATTGGTTCAATGTTCCCTCAAAAAGAAATGGGAGGTGGTTCAGGATTAAAATACGCTGCCTCATCAATCATCTATTTAAGTAAACGTAAAGAAAAAGACGGTACCGAAGTAGTTGGTAATATTATACATTGTAAAAATTACAAATCTAGATTAACAAAAGAAAACGCCATGATAGACGTTAAATTAACCTACAAACACGGACTTGATAAACATTATGGTCTTTTGGATATGGCTGAAGCAGCTGGTATCTTTAAGAAAGTATCAACAAGGTTTGAAACACCACAAGGTAAGGTGTTTGGTAAATCTATCAATGACGATCCAGAGAAGTATTTTACAAAAGAGATATTACAAAAAATAGATGAATACGCCAACAAAAAATTCAGATACGGATCAGACGAAGAATAAAAGGTACGTTTTTGCACAAAAGACAGGTGCAGATTACACGGCCATAAAATTGCTTGAGACGAAATACCGTAACGTAATCTACAAGTATGGTAAGGTTAGATTTGCTAAAGAAGAAAAAGCAGATGGCACCTTGCCAATGAAGTTTGATTATGATATACTATCCAATCCAGAATCAAAAGATATAGAAAGCCAAGAGTTTGTAGATTACATTGGTGACATATTATTAGAAGTAATGGAACAACAATTAAATGATGGAAAGGTAGAGTTTGGTGAATAACGAAAGAATAGAACAAACAATATTAAGAAACTTAATGTACAATGAGCCGTACATGAGAAAGTCAATACCTTTTTTAAAAGATATATATTTTTCTAAAAGAGAAGAACATATTTTATTTTCAGAAATACATAAATTCGTTGCAAAATATAATAATCTTCCTACTAAAGAAACTGTACTCGTTGAAATGGGTAACAGAAAAGACCTTAACGATGAAGAAGTTAGGTCAGTAAAAGATTTACTAGAAGTATTAAATCCTGAAGATGTTGATCAAAATTGGTTAATAGATACTACAGAAAAGTTTTGTAAAGACAGAGCAGTACACAACGCAGTACTAGAAGGTATTAAGATACTAGATAAGAAAGATAAAGAAAGATCGCCAGAGGCAATACCAAGTATATTGGCTGACGCCTTAGCAGTATCATTTGACAATCATATTGGTCACGATTATTTAAATGACAGTGAAGAAAGATATAACTGGTATCATACTAAAGAGAAAAAGTTTCAATTTGATTTAAGTTATTTCAACAAGATTACCAAAGGTGGTGTACCAAGTAAAACATTAAACATTGCTCTTGCAGGTACAGGTGTTGGTAAATCTTTGTTTATGTGTCACGTAGCTGCTAGTTTTCTTGCACAAGGCCAAAATGTATTGTACATAACTTTAGAAATGTCAGAGGAAAGAATTGCAGAAAGAATAGACGCTAACTTATTAGATGTAACTATGGACGATTTACATGCCTTACCTAAAGATGTATACAATGATAGACTAAAAAAAGTACAAGATAAAACTAAAGGTCAATTAATTATTAAAGAATATCCAACAGCTTCTGCTCATAGTGGTCACTTTAGAGCATTGTTAAATGAACTTGCATTAAAGAAATCTTTTAAACCACAAGTGGTGTTTATTGATTATTTAAATATATGTTCATCAAGTAGATTTAAAGGTGGTAATATATCATCTTACTTTTATATTAAAGCCATCGCTGAAGAATTAAGAGGTCTAGCAGTAGAGTTTGATTTACCTATATTCAGTGCTACACAAACAACTAGAACTGGTTTTGTTTCTACAGATATTGGTCTAGAAGATACCTCTGAATCATTTGGTCTTCCGGCAACTGCTGACTTTATGTTTGCCTTGATGTCAAATGAAGAACTAGAACAACTAGGTCAGATGAAAGTAAAACAGTTGAAGAATAGATATAATGATCCTTCTTTTCATAGATCATTTATTCTAGGTGTAGATAGATCAAAAATGAAATTATATGATGTAGAAAACAACGCACAAAATATAGTAGACAAGGGAACTGAAACAAAAAAGGAAATAAATCCTTATGATAAGTTTTCAGATTTTAAAGTATAATGGCTAAGAAACAAAAAGTAAGATTTAATAAATCTGATAGAAGACCGAAGGCTGATAAAGACTACGATAAACTACACTATTCTAAAAAGATGGTTAAGAAAGGTCGTAAGATTATTTGGCAAGTAAAAGAACAACCTACTAATAATATAATAGGTACATATTTCTTTGAGGAAGACGCAGATAAATTAGTTAAATTTCAAAACGAACATAGAGTTTGGGAAATGAATGGTGGTATACCTAGATTTTTATGGAATAATTAACTTGCCTCTTTCTTATAAATATGTTATGAGAGAGAAATATGGCTTATAATTTAGCAACACTATCAACACTAACACAACACGTACCGTCTAATATAAAGAAAGACTTTACTTCTTTATTAAATATGATGGTAGAGGGTGCATATTATGGCGATGATTCTCCTGTCACAAAATCTAAAGTCTACATAGTAAAAGTATCTCCAGACAATTTAAAAAAAGTCCTACCTACACTAGAAAAAAAGTATACTGCTAAGATACAATCAGGTGCTAAAAAACAAGCAGACTTTATAGTACAAGGTTATAAGATTAAATTTATAGAAACAGGTAAGAAGTCTGTAAAACAACTAGACGCACAAGTCACAGCAAAACAAGAAAATGCCTCACTATGGATTATAAGAAGAGCATTGAAAGACAATATTAGATATACTTGTCCTGAAGACATATCTAAAGACAAAAAATTTAAAGAACTAGTTAGAATATATCCAGATGTGGTAGAAGATGAGTGGTTACAAAATTTTTATGCACAACAGAAAAAAATGTTAGAAGTGTTTAGAGGTAAATCATGGACAGAATATAACAGAGACGGTGGTTTTATGAATTATATCTCTAACGTAATAAGAGATAAGTTTAAGATTTCAAAAAAAGATAGTTGGAATCCTGCTGACATATGGTTAATTAAAAATGAAAATGATGTTAGAAGAACTATTGACAATGCAATGAAAGGTAACTCTGTATCTATATCTAAACTAAATGACGTAATGAAAACTTTATATAGTCAATACAAATTGGCAGGTATATCATTAAAAAAAGTTTCAGGTAAAGAAGCAAAGTATGAAGAAGTAAATACTAAAAATGCATTGATGAAGGACTCCAAGTTTACAATGAAGTTAGATAGATCAGTTATGAAAATGGGTAACAAAACTGACAAGACATTAGTATCTGCTGATATGAGAATAGATATAAAGTCTGCTAACGATGTTTGTGAATTTCAGATAAGACAAAACGGAAAAGGATTTAATCAGAATTTAAAATTTGATGGCAAATTCAAAGGTTCTGGTGCAGCTCGTATAGGAAAAGTACCAGTAGACTTATTAGCAAGATTAATGGCCGAATATGGTGTAGGAAATAATAATAGATTATTTTTTGTAAATGATCATAATCAATATCCTAAATCATTGGCTGCCTTTGATAAGGTAAAATCGGTATACCTAAAACGATTTAAATTAGTAAACCGATATACTGATACGGGTATTACAGATAGTAAATTTATTGAAAGTATGATAAAATCATATAACAGTAATGATCTAAAGAACGGTGTATCACATACTAAACTAATGGAACTAGATTTTTTATACTGTATTTACTCTATATCACCAGCAAAAAGAAACAAAATGCTAACAGATATGGTGTTTTTAGCTGAGAAAAGAGGGTCACAATTTGGTCCTTTTGGCAAGTTATATTAGTATAAATATAAGTACTTGATATATTGAATGAGAAAGTGAATTAATTTATGGATAAAATGAAAGAAAAATGTTTAATTTTAAAGGTTTCATAACTAAAGAAAAGAACACACATTTAGAACATCTAGAAGACGATATAATTAATAGAGGTTCAGAAGGTGGCGATAATGCTATAAAGTTTCTAAAATCAATTAGAAACATGCTGGTAGGGTCATCTGGTGCCAAAGTAAATATGTCTGTCAAATGGGATGGTGCGCCTGCTATTGTGTGTGGTGTCAATCCAGAAAACGGTAAATTCTTTGTTGGTACTAAATCTGTATTCAACGCAACTCCAAAAATCAATTATACACCAGGTGATATTAGAAGTAATCATAGTGGACCTGTTGCAGATAAACTAAACGTTTGTTTAAGAGAATTAAAAAAATTAAGAATTACAGGTATCTATCAAGGAGATTTACTCTTTACAAACGATACTAAAATACAAAATATAGATGGTGAGGCCATGATAACTTTCACACCAAACACAATTACATATGCAACACCAGTAAACTCTACTCTAGGTAAAAAAATTAGAAGAGCAAGAATGGGAATAGTATTTCATACAAGTTATACAGGTAAAGACATGAAAAGTTTAGGTGCTGGATTTGGTACAATATCTGGTAGATCAGGATCATCGGCAGTATTTTTAGCAAGTGCTGGTTATACAGATACTTCCGGTTCATCAACATTTACTAGTGGTGAACTATCTAGATTTGACGCCTTAATTAGAATGGCAGAGGGATCACTTTCAAAAGCTTCAACAATATTAAATGAAATGTCAAGATCAAATGATTCTTTATCAGTTGGTTTCAGACTAAAGTCTTTCTTTAATCACTATATTAGAAACACACAAGGCCATATGGGTAAGGTTAAACAATTACAAAAAATGTTTAGAGATTACTACGAGAATATTTTAACGGAAGAAATAGCAAATAGAAAAACAGAAAAAGGTAAACAAAAGTATAGAGATATATTAGATACTAATTTAAAATTTATAGATAGAAACGAACAAGCATTATATTTTACCATAGCTTCTCATGTAAGTTTAGGTAATGCAAAGAACTTTCTAATTCAAAAACTATCTCAAATACAAAGTATCGGACATTTTATTAGAACATCAAGTGGTTACAGAGTAACTAATCCAGAGGGTTATGTTGCAGTAAGTAGAGCTGCTGGTGCAATTAAATTAGTAGACAGATTAGAATTTAGTAGAGCAAACTTTACTATTGCTAAAGATTGGGTAAAAGGATAATGAAAACATTTAAACAGTACGTTACAGAGGTAGATAACAAATATGTTTATGCAGTTGAACAACCAAAGATTGTTTTAATTGGTGGTCCAGGTTCGGGTAAATCTACTTATGCAAAATTTTTAGTAAAAGAATTTAATATAAAACATATCTATCCTGGTGATTTATTGAGAGCAGAAAAGGCCAAAGGTGGTGATATTGCAGATAGATTATCTGATTTAGGTAAAGGTGGTTTTGCACCTAATGATATTGTTTTAGAACTAGTATTCAAGGCTGTTGCAGAGGCGAAAGGTGGTTTTGTATTTGATGGCTTTCCTAGATATATGCAACAAGTAAGAGATTTACAACACAAAAAGATTAGCATAAACAATGTGGTCTTTCTAAATGTAAGTGAAAAAGAAGTTATTAGAAGATTGACTGCTAGAGGTCGGGCTGATGATAAACCAGAAATTATAAAAAATAGAATATCTTTATATAAAAAAGAAACCGGTCCTGTAATTGATTATTACAGAGACAAACAAGGGTTCATAGAAATAAAAGCTGAAGGTGGAGAACCGGAAGAGATAGCAAATACAATAATAAATAAGGTTAAAAATGAAAACATTTAAACAGTATGAAAACAAAGTAGAAGAAATTGATTCTATTTGTGAAAATATGAAATACGATGACCTTGTGGTAGAAGAAGCCGAACATCAAGGTAAAAAAGTAAAATTAAATAACCCTACCAGATCAAATGATGGTAAAAAGAAGTTTTACGTATATGTAAAAAATGAAAAGGGTAATATAGTTAAGGTTGGATTTGGTGATCCGAATATGGAAATAAAAAGAGACGACCCTAATAGAAGAAAGAATTTTAGAGCAAGACACAACTGTGCTAATCCAGGTCCTAAATGGAAAGCAAGATACTGGAGTTGTTATCAGTGGAGAGCTGGCGCTAAGGTGGACAATTAAAAGGAGATATAATGTATATAAAAGGTGGAATGAAAAAACTAAGCAAAGCAATAGCAAAATCTACTAAAGAGAGTTTAGATAGAGAAATAGCTATCGCAGAAGAGGAACAAAGAATAATGGACGAAGAAAATGGTATCAAATTTCCTACAAATCCGGAAATAGACCAAACATATGAAGCGCCTGAACCTATATTAAATGAAGATAGAAAGTTAGTTGAGTTGGCTGATGGTTCAAAATTAGAAGAAATGTCAATCAAAGAAAAGATTGGTACATGGTCACACAATTTTAATCAATTAGACCCACACAATAAATTTTTCTACTTGTTAGAACAAGGTAGGGGTATTGTTGAACTAGATGATACAAAAAGAATAAATGGATATAGAGTATACGGATGTGTTAGTCAAGTATGGGTATTGCCGTTACTAAAAAATGAGAAGATGATCTTTGAAGTAGACGCTGATTCACACGAGGCTAGAGGTGTAATGTATATTTTACAATCAATATTTTCAGGTCACTCACCATCTGAAATTTTAGAAGTAACAGATCAAGAAATAATTGATATAGGTTTCTTTGAAACATTGAACGAAAAAAGACGAGATGGTACTTTTGCAGTAGTCAATGCTATAAGAACATATGCCAAAGATATGGTTGAAATGTTATCAGGCGAATAAAACGGAACAGCAATGAAAAACTTACAAGAAGTAAAAGCATTTTTAAATGAGGGTGTCTATGACAAAGGCATTTTCAAGGCCTTCTTTTTGGCGGGAGGACCTGGATCAGGTAAATCTTTCGTTACGCAAACCGCTTTTGCCGGTATAGGATTAAAAGTAGTAAACTCTGATACAATTTTTGAAAGAGAATTGTTAAAAGCAAACATGTCACTAAAAATGCCAGATGAGGAAGCATACTTTAGAGATAAGATAAGAGCAAAAGCAAAAGTTACAGCAGGTTCACAATTAGACGCCTATGTAAGAGGAAGATTAGGACTTGTTATTGACGCAACAGGTCGTGATAAAACTGTTATCAGTAGACAATATTCTATGTTAAAAGCAATAGGTTATGATTGTTATATGATCTTTGTAAACACAAGTTTAGATGTGGCCTTAATGAGAAATGAATTAAGACCTAGATCAGTGCCAGAATATCTTGTAAAGAATAGTTGGAACAAAGTACAATCTAATATAGGTTCTTTTCAACAAATATTCAGACCAAGTAATATACTAATTGTTGATAACAATAGATCAGAAAAAGAATTAGTAACCAATACCATTCAAACTGCTTCAAAATATATTAGAAGACAAATGAATAAACAGCCAGATAATTATCTAGCAAAACAATGGATAGCAAGAGAACTAGCAGCTAAGAAAAGAATATGATTAAAAAATTTAAAGATTATTTAATTAAAGAAAGTATCATAGATATACCTAGAAAAACATATGCTCCTGGTGTATTTGATAAGGCTGATAGTAAAGACCCTATAATAAAACCTAGTGTCAAAAAACAAATACAAGATCAGATTAAAGAATTTGAAAAAGAATATCCTGTTAATAAGATAGCATTAATAGGATCAATACTAACAAAGAGATATAGAAATGACGCTGATCTTGACATTAATGTATTGTTTGATGTGCCAAAAGAAAAACAAGAACAAGAAAGAGTTGATCTTTCTCAAAAGTATTTGTCAGCAAAGAACCCAAAAAATATTCAAGGTAAGTTAATACCTGGTACACAACACCCTATCAACTATTATTTTTTAACTGATCAATCAACTTATGATGATCAAAATAAAAAAGCAGACGCAGTGTTTGATATAGAAAACGATAAGTTTATTAAAAGACCAGACGACTTTACTTTTGATACAAACTTATATGTAAAAGAATTTGAAAGAAAAGTACAAGAGTTAGATGTAATTAAAGGTGAATTAAAAAGAGATATAATAGATTACAATGAATTAGTTGAATTACAACCAGATGATATCTTAAACTTACAAGACAAAATTAATACAAAGTTAGAAGAAATAGAAGATAGTATTTCAGATGTAATAAAAATAGGTGATGATGTTGACGCAGAAAGAAGAGCAGCATTTAATAGTGATATGACACCAGACCAAATAAGAAAGTATGGTAGTAAAAATAGATTACCTAAAAATGTTATCTATAAAATGTTAGAGAAATACCACTATTTAAAATTCTATAAAAAATGTAAACAAATTTTAGATGATGGTAAAGTTACAGACGATGAGATAAAAAGTTTGACTAACGAACAAATAGATGAAATGAATTTAGAATCCATTGCTTCAGCATGGACAGATTTAATTAGAAGAACAATTAAAGCACCTCA